TCCAGGGGAGTGAACAGCCCTAACATGAACGACATCATCAATCGTCAAAGTGATTGATCCATGCGTTTGCGTTAACAGCCCAGTAAGATCATTCGCCGGATCAGCAAACGAGCCTACGCCGTCTGTCGGTGAGGATGTGTCGCAGTAATAAACGGCCATTTACAGCCACCCCATCCCGTGCATTACCCAGCCCACAGTTGTAAACACGACGCTGATTAGCGTCGTGATAATCCATCGCTTTGTCGCCGCTGAGTCGCTGCGCTGTGCCTCATAGCGTTGTCGCGCCTTGTCGTCCTCGCGATGTTCATGCTCTAAAATAGCTTTAGTAATCGCGTCGGCACTGTCACGATTCGCTAGCGTGTTCGCGTCCACCTTCATGCCAATGGTATCCACGGCGATCCGCATTTTTTTCAGCTCGTCGTCAACGTGATTGAGGCGCGTCTCGACAATAGAAACGCGCCTATCCAGGCCGTGCCACGGCGATTCATCATTGCCTGCCATTTATTCACCTGCTGTCGTTGGCGCGTAAGAGGGTTGTACGATGATCGGCTCGGCCGTTGGTACAGACTGAATGGCTTTTGCCGTGCCGCTCGTGATCGCTTTTATGCCGCGCTCAGCGAACACGCCCGTCACTGCCGCCACACCAACATCGCGCACATCGCGCGACACCTCGCGGATCGTCGCAAGCGCCGGATCGTCGGGCAGTCTGATCTGCGCCGCCACCGGGTCAATCTCGCGTCGATAGGTCATCGTGCAGGGGCCGGTGCAGTTCATCTCGATTGCCGGTTGCTCTTGCGCCTGCACTTGACGAATCGCAACCTCGGCTTGCTTGGCTTGCGAATCAACACGCGCCTTGGCCTCTATACCGCTGCAACCGTATTCCAGACCGGCCGCGCTACAGGCAACGGTTATCATGAATAGTCGTTTAATCATCATGCCCCCACATCAAATCTGGCAAACATCCGGCCCATCGCGGACCCCATTTCTTGATCCGTCGGAATCCGCCCGAATGCCCCCACGCGCCGAGTCGGTTGGTAATGCGCTCGCACTGAGCGCCGATAGAACCCATGGCCCCCCACCAATGGCGGCCGAAAAACCAGTTGCCTGGCGAGAACTTGCGAAGCAGATAAGCGACCCAGGTCGCGTAGTCAGTCGGGTTTGCAAACACGGTAATTTTGCAATCCGATTCTTCAGGCGGACACCAGTCAACGCGCAGCGCCGGATGAATCAAGACAGCATGAGCAAAAGGCGCACCCGAATCGAGCAGCAGTGAGAAGATAGCGGCGGCATGGCTATGGCCTACAAAGACATCGCCCGGCTCAATCTCGTCACGTATTGACTCGGCAATCATTTCCGTTTTGAGCCGAACGCCGAGCAGGTCAAGGTGGCCATAATCGACTTCGGCGACTTGGTAGCCCCGCGCTTCAATGTATGGCCTGATTTTGTCTGTGGTTCCTGCGCCGGCATCGGACACGTTGTAGCCGTGAACCAGCCAGCAAGTTGGGGTGCTCATTCGCCGCTCTCCTGCCCTGGCCATTGGCCTGAGCGCAACATTCCGGCGATGTCGATGGCGCGGCTTCCGACCTGCGCCGCCCACTTGCTATCAAGCGCTTCATCGGCGGCGCGCGGCCAGTCGCTGTAGTCAATCGCTGACCACATGCGGCGGAATCTGAGCAATCCGGGGACGCCGAGGTTGTAAGCCATATTGAGCAATGCGGATTGCCGAACGATGTCGAGTGTTTTGGTCTGTGGCTTGGCGCGCTCTAGCTCCGTTTGCAAAGCGGTCAGTCGGTCGAGTAGCAAATACGTCGCCGCTTCTTGACTGATCGGCTCATGCAGCGCTGTGCCGTAACCGATCGTGAGGTGGCCTGTGCTGTCGGTGTACGGCAGCGGCCGGAAGCCCTCGTGCCTTTTGAGTTGTGCGAGTAGTTTGTTCATAAGCGATCGTTTTAGTCGATGCTGATCAGTCGCAGCGTGTATAAGACATAGAGCGTGCCGGCAGTGGCATCGGCTATGCCGGATTCCAACACCTTCGGCAGTTGTTCGGCGTCGACGGGGCTGCCGCCATCGTGTTGTCCGAGTACGGTAAATGTTCGGTCATCCAGCAGTGTCAGCGTGAGTCCGGTTGTCGGCGCTGCATCGAGTAAATCCATGAGCGCGAGCAATTCGGCGCGCGTGATCCATGTTGTATGTAGCCCACCCGAAAGCGTGATGGGCCTGCCGGACTGTCGTTCACTGCTCTGCAGCGTCAACGCGCCGGATAATGTGTAAGATTTATCGTGGACGACCCGCGACCACGCGAACTCATCCGACCAGAGCATGTCTGGCAGGATGATCGTGCTCGCGCCGTCGCTTAATGTGATGTTGTCGGCCACGGGTCAGCTATTTAGGCGACGCGGTCACGGAAACGCCAGGGCGAGGTCGGCATGAAACCACGAACAGCAATGCTCGGCGTGATCAAATCACCGGCGAAGCTGCCTTGAAAGTGCGCATCACCAGACGGCAGCTTGAAGGCGCTATCCGGCGCGAGATTGGCGCGCCAAATATCGACTGTGCCGACCTTTTTACTGATGGCGTTGGTGGCTTTGCCAATCACGTGATAATAGTTATTGGTGGCGACCCCGCCCTGGTATTGCTCCCAAGTGCGTTGTGCGAGGCTGTAACCGATGGTGCCGGTACCCACGGCATCGGCGTGCAAGGCGCGGATCATGCCCAATTCATGATCGATTTCGTATTTGACGCTGTCGACCGCGCCGCCGATGTCCAGCGTGATGCCGGTCGTATCAATGCCGCTGTTGGCGAGCGGTACCCAGACATCCAGCGCCGTGGTGACGGCCTCACCGGTAATGCTGGACGGGCTTTGTGTCGCCTCCGCCACGGAACCACCCATAGCGAGAGCCTGTAGCGCGGGATGGAAAGTGTTCGCGAGAATCTTCACCGCCGCAACCGAGTCTGTCGCGCGGTTTTGCGAGTCGATGGCCTGCCCCAGCGTGCTGGTTCGTGTGCCTACCAGTTTGATCGTCTCTTGCTCGGGCGCAGTGATCTCGACGGATTCAAGTTCAAGGTCGTCCGAATACTCAGCAGGTGGGGTGTCGGCATCAACCCATTGTCCGATCTTGCCCTCGAAATCGATAAAAAGCGGCTTGGGTGCAGTGCGCAGTGACATGTTTTTTGTCCTATGTATTATAGATGGGTGAGGCGCCTATCAATAGGCGCCGAAACTAACAAGATGAGGTGCGGCATAGCGCACCCACACAGATACAGTCCCGTCTGCCCCGTCACGGTTCGGCTGGATACCAAATCCAATCCACCCGAGACGACCCTTACTGCTGGCCCCATCGTCGCTACGCAGCAGACCGGACAATGCGGGATCAGTCACCTCTACGGCCGCGCGGATTTGTCCAATCAGCCCCCTAGCGACCAACCCAGGCGCCTCGCCATTCGGCCCGGCCTCGTAAGAGGCATGCGCTTCAACCTGAATTTCGCATGACACGGCCATCGACTGTCCTTTTGCGTCCCCGGCCAACACGTCGCCGGCCACGACAGAGCACGCGGGAAGCTCTTCCGGATTAAATGTTCGGGGGCCGATAACCAGCGTTTTCCAGTCCGCCGAAGCATCAAGCAAATCCCGGACGGCCAATTCGATGGCGGTGATTTTCATGTCCATTACGAGGTTTCGATTTCCCGTGCCGAAAATTGCACGACATAGCCGTCATCGGCTTCAAGATCCTGGATCTCCCAGGCAATTTCATCCACCCGTACGATATCGCCGCGCTCGGGCAGACCCACATCCGCAATCAGCATTGATACCGACTCCGCGCGCCGCGCAGGAGCGTCGAAACCCTGTTCGACGCCCTGCGAAAAAATGCACAGGGCTTCGATCTCGTCGCCTGTGGCTTCGCGAACGAATGTGCAGGCGTGGCCCATGGTGATAAATACATCGCGGGCCGCGTCTGCAAAGTGCTGCTGTTGCGGAGCCGGCATGAGGCTAGGTTCGCTTGGCCCGCTGGAGCATGGCTGGGCGGGTGCAAACAAACAGCGGATAGGAAGAGGCGACGATCTTTACGTGTCGCTCACGCTCCCTGTCTGGCAGAACTTCCACATAAATTTCTTGGCCAGTCCTGCCGAGGTGCGCAAACGATTCGCCGGGGGCCATCACGTGGCGAAACAGTCCGGGCACGTTATACGGGACAAATTTACATTTATCGGTTGGAACTGATACGGCGCCGTCATCAGACCCCCAGTAGGGGAAGATAATGACCTTCCCGAATCGTACAAAATCGTTATCGCCAAAGGCGTTTTCGATGCCTTGCGGCATGCCTGCCCGCAGCATGGCATCTGTGCGCGCTACGACCTCGGGGTGCGCGTTCAGGTCATCCCAAAACGCCTCCCCGGCCAGGCCGATCACATAGCTCGATGAGAGGAACGACCCGCCGGCCGCGCGCATTGTCTGCCGCTCGACTTGCTTGAATTTCTTGCGCAGGGCGCCGGATGCGGGGCTTGCATTGTCGAGATCAAAGTCAATCTCCGCCGCCTGCGCTACACCAAATTTGTCGTAGAAGTTCGACAAAATCGAATCATCTGCGTCCACTAGTACACCCTGCGCCGCACTCAGCATCATGTTTTCGAACGTGTACTCAATGTCGCGAACAATGCCGGTAGGGCCAAGCAGGCGCCGGGCAATTTCCGCCTGCACCTGCATCACTTCAGATTCTGTGCCGAATGCGCGGATATTGAGCAGTTCAGACGCCTGAATCGTGTCATCCTTGGTAATCCGATAGGTATCCATCGGGATGATGTCGCGTTTTTCCGACGCGCGCTGATCGGCGGGAGCGCCTCGCTTTGAGGTCGGGATAATGCTCAGCACACCATCGCGCTTTTCGATCTGCGCGTATGATTCGCGGATCGGCTCAGGAGTAAACAGGCCGAGCGTGCGAACCACCTGCGGCAGGTGGGGGAATGTCTCGAAGGCTTGCAGCATCGCTCGGCTGGAAAAAGCGTTACTGTTAAAGATATCCATCGTTGCCATTGTCGGTACTCCAGTTATCGAACGATGATGCCGAGCGCGGCAAGCTCAGCGATGGCAGTGGTTTTTTCACCGGCAGAAATACCGGCAGGCCAGCCGATCTCGCCGCCGTTGACTTCGGCGTCACGCAGGATCAGTACGCACTCTTCGTCGGCACTGGTCGCATCAGTGGCGGCAAACAAGATGCCGGCCGCAGCCTCTGAGCCGTCACCAGCGGCCGGGGCCAGCACGGTGTATTTGCTGCTGGCGGTAATCATGCCGAGCACGGCGCCTGCGGCTAGGTCTTGCCCGGTAATCAGCGTGGCGACCTCACGCGAGCGCGTGCCAGAGGCCTCGGAGACGATAAATTCACCATCGTGAGTGGTTTCAGTGAGCGTCGTCATAATTACACTCCGGCCCTGGTAAAGGCATCGGACCAACTGGCATCGATGGCCTGCGACTCATCCGCCTTTGCCGCGTCCGGTCCGATGTCGTCATTGCCTAGCGCGCTCATGTGCTTGGAAAATTCAGACTCGCCTTTGATCTCCATGCCTTCGATTGGACAGGCGGCCAGGGTCTTGCCTGCCTGCTCAATCGTCATGTCGGAGTTCAGCGCCAACTGACGGGCGAGCGCGGGGCGAGCAGTCGCGGCCTCGTGAGTCAGGATGCCGGCAATGCGTGCGCGCTCGGCGCTTGCGCCTTCGGTGCGCGCGGCAGCTACGGCGCTGTCGTGCTGCGCCTGAGTAATGGTGTCCGGCTGTTCTGCGGCCGGCGCGGGTTTTGCTGCGGTAGACATAAATGCCCCCTGTTGTGGGTTTGCGCGGCCAGCGGCTGCGAGTCGGGTAATGAGTTGATCGGGTGTTTCGATTTTGTCGGCCAGCCCCCGATCAATGGCGGCCTGGCCCATGAAGATGTCGGCTTCGGTATTGATCACGGCTTGGCGGTCCATGCCGCGATGACGCGCCACGGTGTCGACAAACATGTCGTAAAGGGTGTCGATCTCGCCCTGGAATCGTGCCTGCACGTCTTTCGGCAGCGGCTCATACGGGTTGCCGTCGACCTTGTGCGCGCCGGCAAAAATGTGGGTGACGGATACGCCATCTTTTTTGAGCATTTTGCTCATATCGACGTGGCGCATGACGACACCAATAGAGCCGGCTGCCGCCGTTTGCGTAATCGAAATCGAATCGGCTGCGCTCGCAACGGCGTAAGCGGCGGAAGCTGCCAAGCTGGATACGGATGCGTGAATCGGTTTTTTACCGCGGGCGCTGTAGATCTGCTCGGCCAGTTCGAAGCAGCCGGAGACTTCACCGCCGGGTGAGTCGCAATTCAAGACAATGGCGCTGGCTGACGGGTCGGCAAGCGCGGCTTCAAAGCGTTGCGACAATTCCTGATAGCCGAGCAAATACGTGCTGTCGGCCTCCATCCGGCTGCGATGCACCAGGGCGCCGAACACATCGATAACCGCCACGCCGTCGATCACCCGATAACCGGGCGCTTTTTTCTCGCCACTTGCCGTGGTGTAGGCGCTGGGTTCTGGGATCTCGCTCAATCCGAAGCGCGGCGCAAGACCGGCAATAATGGCGTCGAGTTTGCCGGGGTGGATCAGCAACGGTGTATTGAAAATGCGCGCGGCGACGTGGGGGTAATTATTCATGCGGCTTGCTCCTGATCGTCTTTGTCGGCCTGAGCCTGTGCGGCGATAATCGCGGCCGTGTCACCTGGCACAAAACCTGCGGCATCCATTAGTTGTTTTTCGTAGCCCCGCTGCTCGAACACCTCCTCGAAATCCAGGCCTTGTTCGGCGCATTCGATCTCGTAGGTTGAAAGGCCCATTTCAATGCGAATTCTTGCAGCGTTGGCTTCTTTGACGGGGTCTACCCAGCCACGCCCCGCAAACGTCCAGCGACTGCGCGTATAGGCGTAGCGGTTGGCGTAGTAGTCGGGCGCTTCGACCAGTCCATTATTGATCGCCTCCTCTAGCCACAGCTCATACACGGGCTGCAGCCAGTGGTTAATTAGCCATTTGCGCCGACCCAGGAAATAGCGCCACGCCTCCAATAATGCGGCGCGCGCACTGGAATAATTGGTCTGCGAAAAATCCTTGGTCAACAGCTCATACGGCATGTTCATGCCGGCTGCGATATGGCGCAGCACGGTTTCCATAAACGCCTTGAAAGCGGAGTTTGGGCGGCCTGGGATAAACGAATTGACCTTGGTGCCGGGTGGCATCGGGATCAGTGCCGCCTCTTTGAGGCGCGGCTGATACTCTTTGAGCGAGGTGTTGTAGTGGTCGGTGTAAGCCTCACCATCCCCGCCTGAACCGAACATATCCGCGAGCGATTGCGGATCAAGCGATGACTCGATAAATCCGGCCACCATGCTGTTGGCAACGGTCGCATTCAGCTCGGCTGATTGGTATTTGCCGGTCAGGTGAAACTCTCGCATGACCGCCGCGAAGATCGACTTGCCTCGGTTCTGGCCGCTGCGCTCTCGGTCGTGCAGATGAATGACGCGCCGACGGCCCCAGCGGGTAAACGCAGGAATGCGACGATAATTGCTACTGTGATCCGATCCGGAATCCGATAAATTGAGCACGTCGCCGGGATGGGTGCGGCGGATCCAATAAGCCACAGGTGCGCCATCGCGGTTAATCTCGACGCCGCCGCGAATATCGGCGCGATGCTGCATATCGGCAGGCGTACTCAGCCTGTCAGCCTCAATGGCCATGATGCGCGTAGCCCAGGGAGAGCCGGCACGCGGACGCCAAACAGGGATCGCCAGAGCATCGCCGTTGACGATGGCGCCGCCGAGTAGCTGAATGGTCAGCCCGAGTAGCCCCATGGATCGGCCGGCATCGCATTCTGGCGTGTCGGCCCAGGTGCGGAACCTGGATTCTGTCGTGCGTGACCAATCGCGCGCCCGGTCACGATCCCATCCGAGCAAATGCGTGTCAGGCTTGGCGTTGAGCCGCAATACACCGCCGACAATATTGTCCTTCAGCGTCTGCTGCACGCCGCTCGCCAGGGCGTTGTTGCGCACCAGGTCGCGTGCGCGCGGCATAATCGCCGGCAGTTCCGGGATCAGATCAGCATCGGCAGATAGAGGGGTTGGATTCCAGCTCGACATCGCGCGATCTGACCGACTGGCGGCATCGTGCGATGTATCAGAGGCGGCCTTGATGTTCGGCCACAGGTCGGCCGCCTTGAGTTTGATGTGGGGCTTGTCCGCTGTCGCGATCATCAAAACCTCGCAAACAACGGAGATCGGGCTTTTCGGCCGCTTGTTTTTGCGATAATGGCAGCGTTAAGCTGTGCGACATAAGCTTCGGCTTGCGTCAAGGATTGATATCCAATCGAGCGATCACCGAACGAGGTGGACGCGATCTGCTTGCCTGTGCGCAAGGCATGCACGGCGTCCAGCGCCTCGGACAGGCGGGTTTGCAGTTGTTCAAGCGATAGTGTGGCGAGCGCGGCTTCCATGCCACAAAATTAACGGAGAGTGTGGCCCTAAAATAGGAAATATCTGTGACTATTTTTCTTGCTGGCCTTCTGGGCAATTACCGGTTCATCCCCACGGGCGTGGGGAACACTAAACGTCCTGAGCAGCCCTATACACCGTCATCTTGCTGACGCCATAGCGCCGCATAATCTCGTGCAGATTCCGACCGTTAAATTCCGCCCTGATGCGCCGATTCCGCTCCGTCTTACTCGGCGCCGGCACATAGATTTTACGCGTCCCGTATTCCCGCCGTATCCGATCCTCTAGTGCGGACGCTAATCGCTCGGCATCCTGATCAGGCATTCCGCAGTTACTCGCAGCCTGCAAGACCTCTTCTTGGATAACATCAAATAGCTCGCTCATAGGCTGCTCGCTTGGAATATTGGTGGTGGGGATGCTCGTTTATTTTGTGTCTCGTTATTGTTGTCGCCGGCTTTTACAAATCCGACATTCCCCTCATTCCACGGCCGTGCCCATGCCGGTTCTTTGCCATTTTTTATGCGGTCGCCGCCGAAAAATAGCGCCAGGGCGTGATCGTAGACGAGCAGGTCCCACGCCTCATTTCGAGTCTGCTGACTGAGTTTGTCCCAGCCCTTAGGACCTCGCGCCTCGGATACAAATTCCTCGAATACGTTGTCCTCCAGCCATTCGGGCAGGTGGACGTAACCCGGGCCTGGGTCGCTGCGTTGCAGATCCGCACTCATGGCGTCCTTGAGCTGGTCCGTGTTTAGGATCAACACAGGCACATCGCCGCGGGCGCCGGAATGGCGGTCTCGCTTGTTGGTGGCCTCGGGCTTGGTCTCTTTGATCGATGGGCCCGCCTGAGTTGATCCGCCCTTGAGTAGACGCACCCGGCGGAACATGCCGGATTTGCGCAGTCCTCGCCACCAGGTATAGGCCCGGCTGGTCACGCCCGTGTTCTCGCCCTCGGTCTTTTTCTTGCTGTAGCCACCTGAGTCACAGCCCACAAACTGAATGCCCATGCGCCGGCCGCTGCCGTCCGACAAGGGATAGGTTTTTTTCGTGGCCTCGGTCAGCTTCTGCCAATCCTCGATATAGCCGGCCGGATCCAGCGTGTCGCGCTCCCCTGTGTGTGTGATGCGGTCGGATATCTGGATGCTGTAGCGGTCGATAAGCCAGCGCTCGCGGTCCAAGCCGTGGCCGAACACCTGGACGACGAATGATGTCTTTTGCACGTCCGCCACCATTTGCAGCCACCGCACGCCCTCGGGAACTTCGCCGCGGGGCCAGGATTCGGCGCGGGCGGTCAGTTCGTCGGCGGTTCTGGCATTGGCGCGTGATTTTGGTAGGTATGGGAGGCCTTGGTCCGTGTTGGTGGTAGCCTTCAGCTTGGCCTCGCTGCCTGTGGCCTCGTACTCATCCACGCCTCGCAGGTATTCCAGGACCAGGGATTGCCAGGTCTGAAAGGCCGCCGCGCAGCCTAGCATCCAGAAAGAGGCGATGGATGATTGGCGGGGCCGGCCCTGCAGTTCGCCCTCCCGGAACCACTTGCCGCCAAGGTTTAGGGCTCGTTTGTCGGCCGGGCGGTGTACGTACCCGCAATGAGGGCATGGCACAAAGGCGGTTTCCGCAGACGATTCGGGATCGGGGAGCGCATCATAATGCGGCAGGGCAGGGGCCTCGAAGCGGTCCCCGCAGCCTATGCACTTCCAAAACCATCGCCGCCGGTCGCCCCGGTTGAACAACGGGATTACGCCGCCGGCTACCGGGGGTCCCTCGTGTCCCTTCTGACGCCACTTTGGGTCCATGATCAGCCTCTTGGGGCTGGATTCAGCAATAGTCATCGCCGACGACATATAGGTGGTGGTGCGCTTTTTCGCCAGGTCGAACCCGGAACCCTCACCCTCGATATCGTCGGGCATGGAATCGTAATCGGAGAGCAGCACGAACCGGATGTCACGCTGCGCAACCTGGGAGGATGTCGGCCAAGCCAGGTTCAAAATCATGCCGTTACGATAGAATTTCATACCCACGGCGTCATCGTGGCGGGATGGACTCAGCTTTGCCCCCACCTCGGGGCTGTGGCGGTGCAGACGGCGGAGGCGGCGTTTGCTGTAGTCGCTGGCCAGAAGCTCGGTCGGGAACAGCATCATCATGTCGCCCGGGTCGCACATGACTGCGTGAGACAGGCGGCAATCCCCCAATGCCTCAGTTTTTCCAGTACGGGCCGGCCCGACGAACACCACCGCATCATGAATGCGGCTCGTGGTCAGGTCCATAGGCTCGACCATGTAGGGCGTGATGTCCGGGTCCCAGGGAACAGAACTACCGCCTCCGGTCACCACCCTGACGTACTGTTTGGCCGCTTCGCTGACTGCCATCCGGCGAGAGGGGCGCAGGATCTCGGCTACTGAGCGGGATATTTCCTGTGGGTTGGCGTAGGTCACTGGGTGGCCGCCCCATACAGTGCCTCACGCAGCTTATCCCCCAGGCCCTGCAGTATGGCCACCACATCTGGTGTGGCGCCGTGCTCGCGCTCAGCTTGGTCGGGGAAAGTCTCAATGGCCTGGGCAATGGCTTTGTAGGTGGTGGCGATGGTCTGCTCTACGTCGTGGGCCTGGAGTAGATGACCTTGCTCTTCCAGGTGTTTCGTTTTCTCCCGCTCAGCCTTGTAATGGTCCAACCGATCCTTCGGTGGAAGGTCGGCCGGGTCCTCGGCTGTTCCTGTGTCAGGAGCAAATTTCCAGCGGGCGACTTCCAGTAAATCGATTTGCCACGAAATGCCTTTCGATCCCTTCTGAATGTAGGGGGCGCCCCGCCTCAGCCACGCCTCAACAGTAGGAAGGGAAACCCCAAAGAATTCAGCGACCTCGGCCTTATTCGCCAGGCGGCTCTTGGGTAATTTATTGGCTAATTCGACCATGGGTACAATGTGTTTATAAACAATAGCTTATAGGGAGTGAAAAACAGCCGCTGACCGTGACGCGAATTACCCCCGGTCGCGCCACTCCCAGGAAGGACCCATCCGAAAATATAAACATACCGTCATCTGATTCCAATCTTTGCAACCTCCTTTGCCAACCGCTTTCTGAACTCATCCCGAAAAACCTGATTAACCTTATTCCGAGCCACCCCTTCAAAGTCCAGACGCTTGCTATAAGTCGGTGCGCCCTTTACGACAATGAAGATAAGTTTCCAATTTCCTTTTGTATTCGAGATCCCGCCATTAACTTTAAAGATTCCTTTTGTGCCTTTGATTTCGCCAATGACGTATTGTCGCTTTCGTCGTTTGGTATTGCCGCTGGCATCGCTGTACGAGTACGTTTGCAGATCGCTTAGTATTTTCTGCATCGTTGGACGTGGGATATTCCCGTACTTGTTGAGCGGTGCGGTGCGAGACGGCACCAGATACTCATCCCGTCCGATGATCCCTGCCCGCCGAAGGCGCGCCTCGGAGGACTTGGGGGTTCGAGCGCCTCCATAAACTTGCGGCAGCATGATCCGAGTTGCCGAGTCGCGGCCTTGAACAAAGCTGCCGTAATCGTCCTTGAACCACAAATACACCTCGGCATCCCCGCCTTTGAGCGCCTTGCGCCCGATCCTTCCGCCGCGTGAATTAGTCAATCGCAGCGATCTCAAGATAAACGGCGTTGGCCTATCGATCACTCGCCTCATCTCATCAACTACGGCATCCTTGGCCTTCTCCGCTGTGTTGACTGTCGACCAGTAGATGATCTCGGGCAGCTTGTCCTCAATCGCCCTGATCTGCCGGGATACGCTCTTGGTGTTAGTCGTGATGCGTATGCCAGAAGTCACACTCCCTCCACATCATCAATCGCCTGCCGCAAATACATCGCCAAATCCAGAGCTTCTTGATACGCATCCCACAACGCATCCCGGCCATTGTTCGCTTTCAATCGCTCGCCATATTTCACATGCCCAATGACCGCCAGCGCTTCGATGTCGGCCTGGACTTTGCGGGCGATATCGTCACCTGAGCCCAGGGGCTTTGGCTGTTGCGCTGTCGCTGGATTATTCATTTCATCCCCCATCGTTCTGGCCTCAGCTCCGTGTTGTCGATGCAGCGCTTGACCACCGCCGATCCGCCCGTCCTGCGTTTCCAGCAGTTGGCGAGGCGTTGCGCATCGATCAGTGTTGTCGTCACCCACTCGCGCCGAGAGCGCCGTTTTCTGCCCTCGGCCTGGAACAGCTCGACGGTGTAGGCGCCGGGGTCGTTTTTGTGCATGGTTATGCAGCCTCCCGATCACAGATCGCGCGTTCCAGCAACTCCAGCGCGCGCCCATCGCGCACCATATCGCCGGTCACGCGCAGCACGGACCACCCGAGCAAAGCGGCGGTATTGTATTTTTCGCAATCCGCTTCGAATCCTTTGTGCCGGGTATGCCGCCCGCCCTTGCGTGTGCCGCCTTCAACTTCCAGGGCTATCATTCGGTCCGGCCACGCGAAATCGAAGCGCCAGCGGCGACCATCGGTAAACCGCATCTCACGCTCTGGCGTGGGTAGGCCAGCGGCGCGAAGATGCAGCGATAGCGTTTCCTCGAGGTGACTCACGCCACGATCGCCAAATGTTCGGCGGCGCGTGTGGCTGCCACGTAGAGTGCGCGGTTGAATTGAAAGGTGGAACGCATCTTGGCCAAGTCGCCAAGGTCTACCACGGCGGTGTCGAACGTGCTTCCCTGCGACTTATGCGCAGTGATGGCGTAGGCATGTCTTAGCGGCGCGAAGGCTCTGCGCAGCGCCCATGCCTTGCCGGATGCAGACTTTGCGTCTTCGCGTTTCTCATCCGCTTCTCTATGACGCCCATGTTTAGACAATTCCGCGCCCTCGCCCTTTAGTTTGCGCCACTCGGCGAATTGCTGAGCCACTGCCTGATCGATATCAGAGGGGCGATCCGCCATAAAGACCGACGCCGTGCTTCCGTCATCACGCTCCAAAACCAACTGACTGGCCGCGACATTTCCCCACAAAGGGTGGCGTCGATCGACGACATTGATCACCGTAGCCTCTTCGCTAGTGATCAATGTCGTCTTGGTGCCGGTTGATTGGCCGTCTTCATCGGTTTCCATCGCGTCACACTGCTGATGCACAATGACACGTTCACCCGGTACAAACGGTTTTTCCGTGATCCCATGCAACGCCTCATGGATTCGGTAGTTGTAGGCCTGCACAGAGGCGTTGGTGAAGGCCACTACGCGCGCGTCGCGCCCATCCTTGATTTCCCATAACGCGAACTGAATCACGGTGTTTGCGTCTCCCGCCACCAGGCCGGCCTTGGCGGGTAATGGTGGCAATGCGCATGCCATGGCCGTCGCATCGACACGCCGATCTGCCTCAATCGCTTGGCGAATCATCACCGACAGGGCAATGATTGGATTGTCCGCCGCCTGGCGCACCACCTCGGTCAAGACGGCCTTGAGTTGCACACGCGTGAATGTCGGGCTGATTTGTTCGCCAGGTTCAACAGGCGGTAGCTGAGCGGGGTCGCCGATGAATAGCACTAAGGCGTTACGCTTACTGACGGCAATACGCTGGAACAAGTCCATGCCGATCATGCTGCATTCATCGATCACCACCAGGGCGTACTCATGCAAACTCGGATCCCGCGCTTGCTTGCACTCCTGCGTACCGTCCTCGCGCTCGCTCATTTGCAGGCCGAGAAAGCTATGGATGCTACCGAACGATACGCTCCCTGGACGGGGTTGGCGCCGATTGCGGTCTCCCGGCTCTATAGGCGCATCGTCAACAGTGACGCCGGCGGCATGAATTTTTTCTCGCAACACGCGCACCGCCTTATTGGTTGGCGCAGCGACCGCAACAGTCATGTCGCCTACCGCCGCCAGCAGCTTCCCGACCAACGTACTCTTTCCCGTACCTGCGTATCCTTCCATTACCGCCATGGCGTGATCAGTCTCCCCCTTGGCGAATCGAAGCAACGTGTTATAGGCCGATTGCTGCCCTTCAGTAAGCACGATGCCTGCCGTGTTATGGCCCGTGATGGCTTCCAGATTCGATATTTCCGCTATTTGTCCCATGATTTTCACCTTATTTGCCTTTCTGCACGTTTTTGCCTTAATTGTGCTGACCGAGGTCAGCAGATTGTCAGCATATTCTTTGTTTTAAA